TATAGATTTATTATATTCTCCCGCAGGCAATCTTTTGCCTTTGAGTTCTCCAGGAACAGGCCCACTCAACTGTTCTGTGCTAGGCTGGCCGCCAGGAACCATAAATGTCATGCCTTTTTCTGGAACACAAGCAAACCAATAACCAAACTCTCTAGTACCTTCAACAAATGTAACAAGAACCAAACTGCCAGGATCCGGTGGTATGGCCCAAAATCCATAACTTTTCTGTGTAGCAGAATAAGTGTCATTTTTTCCAATACTGGTGCTTTGTGTTACGCCATAAAACGGACTAGCATAATAAACAATAGCTGTTTGACCAAGCGTTTCTCCGATGTTTCCTGCTTCTGTGGTTTTTAATAGTTCGACTTCTAACCCTCCGAGATAATACGGATCAGAATGTTTTAAAACTCGTGCAAGATACGGACCAGGACTTCTTTCTTGAGATCCTTGATCAGCTGTTCTTTGATGCTGTGTTTTTCCTGTATTGTTTGTCATTATTTTTTATCCATATGGAGTGTATGCTGTTTCGGTTGGCGAAGCATCTTTGACTTTAACTGCTTCAGCACTTGATGGTATTTTAATATCTGTTTCTTGATTTCTTCTACGAAGCAATGTTAATCTTTGTGTAAACTTGCCTTTTCTAAACTGATTTACTAGATTTGTTACTCTGTACAATCCGCTAAACGCATCTACAGGAACAGTATCTTCAGGAAAATCCATTGTTCCAGTATCTTCATTGTAATCTACTGGTGTTCTAAAGTTAACTATAACATCAACTTCTCCACGTTGATAATCTAAATCATTATTTGCTGTTTCATTGGCACTTATACTTTCAGCTGTATAGTTTCCCATACCACTGTCAAATATAAAATAAGGATCTCCTAGTATTTCCAACTCAAGAGATACTAAATCGGTGTTGCTGTTGATAATGATATCATGGAACATACGAGCTGTTCTGATTTTATTGTTGTCAATGCCGGCGCCGCCGCCACCTTGAGTGCTAGTAGCAGATAAATCAACTTGCAACATTTGTCCTGTAGAACTTACAGCAGATATAGGATCGTTGAGTGTTAACTCGCCGTCCTTTTCTTGTACTGCTTTCATTTGTGCGCCACCAGTTTTTAAACTTATGTTATTTTGACCATTATCTGCCATTGCACCAGTAAAAAATGCTGCATTAATTTGTATGTCAAAGTCTTCAATGTCGTTATTTGCACCAGTATAAATGTAGTTGTATTCTTTTATTGCTGTGTTTTTTAGATTTTCATAGTTACTACCTGGATCAGATGGCTTTTGAAAATGACTCGAATGTACTAGATAAGGTAATACCTTATAATGATAAGTTTTAGCTGAATCACCATTTAAAAACTCTGTCTGAGCACCTGGTTTAACAAATACTTCACTTACTATTTTAAACCATTCTATCATTCCATTGTCATCAGGTGCTCTATCTTTTAGAGTTTTGGCCCAATCACTGGTTAGAATAACTTCTTCTATCATTCTAGTTACTTTTGTGCCATTTCCAAAACTAAACACACGCTCATCATTGCTGATTACGTTTTTACCTCTAGTCATTACTTTGTTCTTTTTGTCATAAACTTGACCAGTTTGTGCCATAGGTGCTTGCCCCATGTCTGTAAAAGAATCAATAATACTTGCATTACCCAAACCATTTACACTAGAAGCATCTTGAGAAAGTTGACTTAACCCTTCTCCTATACTACTTTTTGTAAAAACTTGTCCGGTAATCATACTAATAAATGCTTCAAAATCTTGTGGTGCTTGTGCTCCTAAGAATCCAGTAATGCCTTGAAACAATCCGTTGATATCGCCTTCTTTGAAAGATGTAAGCAGGCCGCCGATTCCGCCGCCGCCTAACAATCCTCCAGCAAAGCCGCCACCTAAGGCACCGCCTAATGCGCCGCCAAGTGCTGCTTCTCCAAGATTTTTGTTTCCATTTATTGCGCCGCCTATAACTCCTCCAACTGCTCCAGTTAAAACTTTTCCAAACAAGCTTTTGCCTTTGCTTTTTTTGCCTGGTGTAGTTGCTCCTTGATCATCATTGCTTGGAGATTGCGCTGATTGTAACGAAGTAGCAAACTCTTGTGGAAAACTTATAACAATTTCGTCTGATGATTGCAGATTATTTTGTTTTCTTAGTTCTTCAAAGCGGCCGTTCATTACAGTTGTAAGACTTTGCTCGCCATTCTGAAGTACTTCAACTACACTATTACCTTTGATAGCTATATCTGTTTTAACTGCTTCGACATTGTCTAAAAAAGCTTGTTCATTCCAAGGTATAGCTTCGACATTATATACCGATCCACTGTCATCTATTCTAAAATCAATGTTTGTAAACTTGAGAGGGAACATTCTTTTGAGATTTCTTCCGTCTTCAACTACTAATATGTCTCCGTCGTCGTCATATCCAATAAATTCTACAGTTAATAGATAAGGTGCTTGTATATAGTTTGTATATCCGGCGGTTACTGCTGCTATTTGTAAAGTTTGTAAAAATAATCCCATACTGTAGGGCTCAACAACTTCAAACTCTAAAAATGTAGCATTAGAAGTTCTAGTTTTACTATTAGGAACCATTATTCCTTCAATATTTACATTGTCAATAAAATATTCTAGTTTTTTACCTAATGCATCTTCGTAAGCTGTAGTAACTTTGTTGCTTGCGCCTCCGCCGCTGCGAAAGATTTGTAATATCGGTTCTTGAACACGATAAGTTTCGTCAGGCATGTTAACTTCGTCCACTGTTAAAACAGACAAAGTAAAAATACAGTTATAAGTACTAAACTGATGTAACGTATTTGGTTTTGTTGCCATTTAGATGCCTAAAGCCTTTTTTAATTCGCTCGATTTTGGTAAAAATATTTTAACTCCAGGACGTAAATCAAAAACTGGATCTTTTAATACGTCTAAGTTTCTTTGAGCAAACACCCACCATAGTTTGCTGGTTCCGTAAACATCAAAAGCAAGTAAATCTGGCCTATGAGTGTACTGTGGTTCTATTTCATATAAAAAATCATCATCGTCAGCAGGTATAGGACGTATTTTTAACGTTTCTAACTCGCCGTTTGACGAAATAGTAGTATTCGAATAAGGACTTGTTTTAAGATACGATGCCATTAGATAAATCCTTTGTCAGATAGTTCTCCATTAACAAACTTATCCAAACTAAATGTAGATATTTTGCTTCTACTGTATGTTGGACGTACTGTTATTGCTAATATACTGTTGGTAGGGACCATTTGATATTGCTGTTCATAGTCTCCAACAACATTTGTATATAGAGGAACACGAATATAATCTACATTGTTAGGTAAATCACTAACAAAGCTGGTTACCACCACTGGAACATTATTGAAAACATGATCGCCGTAGCCATTGAGCTTAACCAAAGGTGGTGGTGCGCCTTTGTTGCTGGAATCACCGTAGAACATTTTAGTAAGACTGCGAAGAAAGTGTGTAGCTGCTATCCAATATCTTCCATCTTCTTCGTTTTGAACCGGAAACTCGCCGCTGATATTGATTTCCCCTATACTGCTACTGACATATTGAGAATAACTATAGTTAGTATGTACAGGAGATATAGAGTTGTATTCAGCAAGATACTGAACAGCAATAGTAGGAACAATAGGAAATACCATATTATTACCTGTTTCACCCAAAGGAGCCAACAACGGACTTGTTCTAAAAGTAGATAGGTTAGGAACACTGATTTTTACACGCCAATCGTTGCCAACATTGTTATTGGTGTTGGCAAATCTTGCAAGAGCAACATTTCGACTGGCTGTTTCTGCACCTATAGGAATGTTGCGCCTACGTTGATTGGACATCAACAGTTTGGCGTTAGAACCTTCAAAGTCAGACACGCTTTGTTTAACAGGTCTGCCAGGTGCCGATTGCCTACTAAAGTCGCTGCCTTGAGTGATAGGGCTTGTTTGACGAGGGTTGTTTACCATTATGTTCTCCTATACATTATTTAGTTGACAAAATTAAGTACATAGTTTATTATATAATAAAAGGAGTCGACATTGGCTAGAAAAGTAAATTATCTAAACAACAAAGACATGCTTCTTGAGATACATAGATCAAAAAGCACGTTTTGTAGTTATGTAGCACCAGAATATGCCGAGTATGATATCATATTACCCAGCATAGACAAAATTAATATTAGAACAACAGCAGAAGCAAAGAAAAATCAAGCAAAAAAGCTGTCACAAAAAGCATATGAAGCTGCCAAAGCTGCCGGGAAGAAGGTAAAGATGGCAGATTTTGATATTGATTACAGAAAAATTGAAAAAACCGATATTGTGTTTAGAGTTATGATGTTTGATCATGTGCCAGACGAACCAGGACGTAAGAAAAATCCTAAAACTGTAGCAGATCATAAAACTAAACTAAATTTTCCTCCATTTCAGCATTACAAGTATGATGATAACGACAATCTAGTGTGTGTCGGCAAAAGTCATTGGGTAGGTGGCATGGAAAACGGACATTTTTCCAAAGATCACGGAAAAGCAACTAACAAACTTGCTATGATGTGGTTAAAACTAGTAGATCGTTATGCTACACGAGGCAATGTACGTGGATACACCTACAATGACGAGATGAAAGGTCAAGCAATCCTGCAACTTTCACAGATAGGACTACAATTTGATGAATCTAAATCCAATAACCCCTTTGCTTATTATACCGCTGCTGTTACTAATAGCTTTGTTCGTGTTATTAATCTAGAAAAACGCAATCAGAACATTCGAGACGATATTTTAGAAATGAACAACCTTAATCCTAGCTACACACGCTTGCATTCGGGCGAATGGGAAGCTGCTTTGAAACGTGAATCTAAAAAATAAACATTTTTCATTGACTATAGCATCTTAGTGTCTTATAATAAGAGAACAACGGAGAATATATTTTGTTTAAAAAAGCAGCAGTGTTCACTGACATACACTTAGGTATGAAAGGCAACTCGCGTGTCCACAATCAGGACTGCGAAGACTATATTGATTGGTATATTGAGCAAGCTAAAGCAAATAACTGCGAAACTGGCATCTTTTGCGGCGACTGGCATCACAATCGCAACAGTCTTAACCTAACAACCATGGACACAACCATACGATTACTGGAAAAACTAGGTAGTTCGTTTGAAAAGTTCTATATGTTTGCTGGTAACCACGACTTGTACTACAAAGACAAGAGAGATATTAGCTCAACTGAGTTTGCTAGACATATTCCGGGTATTACTGTAATAGATCAGATGATGGTCGAAGACGATGTTGCACTGATTCCGTGGTTGGTTGGCGACGAATGGAAGAAGATTCCTAAAATGAAAGCCAAATACTTGTTTGGACACTTTGAACTTCCAAGTTTCTATATGAATGCCATGGTACAGATGCCAGATCACGGTGAACTCAAGAGCGAACACTTTGTTAATCAAGAGTATGTGTTCTCAGGACACTTCCACAAACGTCAGAAGCAAGGCAAGATCCATTACATCGGTAATGCTTTTCCGCATAACTATGCAGATGCTTGGGACGACGAACGTGGTATGATGATTCTTGACAAAGAAAACGACTTAGCACCAGAGTATCTTAACTGGGACCAATGTCCCAAGTATCGAACAATCAAGTTGTCTCGACTGATTGACGAACAAGCTACTATTATCAAACCTAATATGTACTTGAGAGTTACACTTGACATTGATATTTCGTATGAGGAAGCGAGCTTTGTTAAGGAAACGTTTATTGATCAGTACAACTGTCGTGAAATCACACTGATTCCTCAAAAACAAATGGAAGAAATATCAACCGACTTAGATATTGCACAGTTTGAAAGTGTAGACACGATTGTTAGCAAAGAGATTGCTGCTATCGACACTGAAAGCTATGACAAAAAACTACTCTTAGACATTTATAACGAGCTAACATGATAAAAATTCAAGACCTTACAGTTAAAAACTTTATGAGCGTGGGTAATGTTACTCAAGCAGTCGATTTTGATAAAGAACAACTAACACTTGTGTTGGGTGAGAACCTAGACCAAGGCGGTGACGACACTGGATCACGCAATGGTACAGGTAAAACAACAATCATCAATGCATTGAGTTATGCATTGTACGGTACTGCTCTTACAAATATCAAACGCAACAACTTGATCAACAAGACAAACTCAAAAGGCATGTTGGTTACGCTAAACTTTGAAAAAGGCAGTAACAAATATCGTATCGAGCGTGGTAGATCGCCTAATGTATTGAAGTTTTACATCAATGACCACGAACAAAAAGAAAACATCGACGAGTCGCAAGGTGACAGTAGAGAAACACAAAAAGAAATCAACGATCTACTGGGCATGAGTCATGATATGTTCAAACATATTGTAGCACTCAACACTTACACAGAACCGTTTCTCAATCTTAGAGCAAATGACCAACGTGCTATCATTGAACAGCTACTTGGTATTACTATCTTAACCGAAAAAGCAGAAAGTCTCAAAGAAAGAATCAAGATAACCAAAGAAGGTATCACCGAAGAGACACTAAAGATCAATGCTATCGAAACCAGCAACAAAAAGATTCAACAAAGCATCGAAACATTGATTGGAAGACAACGTGCTTGGGAATCGAAGAGGCGTACAGACATTGAAAAACTACAGCTGGCCATTGAAGAACTAGAGAAACTCGACATTGATGTTGAGCTCGAATCGCACGACAAACTGTTGAACTGGACTGAACTCAACAACAAAATAACATCATTAAACAAAGAGAAAAGCACACTCGAGTCAGCACTGTTACGAGCCACTGCTTCTGTTGATAAAGCAAATAAAGACATCTTAAATTTAGACGATGCCACTTGTTACACTTGTGGTCAAGAGCTACATGAAGACAAAAAAGCAGAGATTCAAGCTAAAAAAGACAAAGAACTGCTGGATTCTACTACATATCAAGCAGAAGTTGCTGACAAACTAGAGGCCACAATGAAGTTGTTAGATGATATCGGAGACATCAACGGACGTCCAAACACTTTTTATGAAAGTGCCAAAGAGGCTTACGAACATCGTAACAATGTTGACAATCTAAAAACTGCATTAGAGAACAAGAAAACTGAGTCAGATCCGTATCAAGAGCAAGTTGACGATCTCAACAACACAGCTATTCAAAAAATAGACTGGAGCAATGTAAACACTCTAACCGCTGTCAAGGAACACCAAGAGTTTTTGCTGAAACTTCTTACAAACAAAGACAGCTTCATTCGTAAAAAGATCATTGATCAAAACTTGGCTTACTTGAATAACCGCTTGACATACTATCTTGACAAGCTTGGATTACCACATCAAGTTAAGTTTCAAAACGATCTTTCAGTTGAGATTACACAGCTGGGTCAAGATTTAGACTTTGACAACTTGAGTCGAGGCGAACGCAACAGACTTATCTTAGGCATGAGCTTTGCATTCCGTGACGTTTGGGAAAGTTTGTATCAAGGTGTTAACTTGTTGTTTATTGACGAACTTATCGACAGCGGTATGGACACTGCTGGTGTTGAAAATGCATTGGGCGTTCTCAAGAAGATGGGCAGGGAGCGTAGTAAAAATGTTTTCCTTATCTCACACAAAGACGAACTTGTAGGCAGAGTCAATCACGTGATGAAAGTTATCAAAGAAAACGGCTTTACATCTTATGAGAACGACATTGATATTGTAGAATGAACGACGACACACACGATAAAATGATGTTGGCTGTTATCAGCTATTTGAACGCTAGTGAGGACTTTGAAAATTCTCCTAGCGTTCGCAGCAAGCGAAGTGTAAGACGTGAACTAAGAGAGCTAATAAGTTTGGCTAAACTGAGACAAACCGAAGTTGCTGAAACTTATGAAAAAGTAAGAGAAGAGCACCGAGCAGCCGGTCGGTGGGAAGATAACAAATACAAAAACTTAAATTCAAAAAAGAAACTTCAAGGCACAAAAGGCAATAACTAATGTATGAACTGGACTTATCAAGGCGTTGAAGTAGAAGAACTTCCCAAAGACTGCGAAGGCTTTGTATACTTGATAACCAATCTTACTAACAATAGAAAATATATAGGCAAAAAACTAGCAAAGTTTAAAACTACCAAGCCACCATTAAAAGGCAAGAAAAACAAAAGACGAGGCACCAAAGAATCAGATTGGAAAACCTATTGGGGTTCATCTGATCATTTGAATGCTGATGTTGCAGCTTTAGGCCCAGAAAACTTCACAAGAGAAATTTTACATTACTGTCCTAGCAGAGGCGTACTTAGTTATATGGAAGCCAAGGAACAGTTTGACAGGCGAGTTTTAGAAACTGACGAATACTATAACGGTATTATCAATGTCAGAGTAGGCAGTTCAAAAATACTTCAAGAACATCTAAAAAATCAAAAGGCTATATAGGACTCTATAAAAATCCAAGATCCAGCCGAGGTAGTGCTCGTTGCCGGTGGTGTGGAATGTCCAAAGGTAAGAACTAACTTAAGGTTTAAATGATGCAGGCTCTGAGAAAAAGCAACCTGCAGGCAAGTGATTTCGCTTGATAGGGATCAACTGCCTTCCGTTGATATGACGAAGCTAGAGTAAGGGGTACAGGTCAACCGCCTCTGACAATAGTTTGTAAACTATATTTTATGAATATAGCTTAGATACTATTGAATCTCTTTTATCAAGTAATGGTGAGAGCGACTCGAATAATGTTGTCTACCACTTCGCCCTTGAGCGGGCGAAGTATGACTACACAATCTGAATAATATTAAATGCATATGCCTACAGCATATGCTCAAGTGCTATACTTACTAAGTAATCTTAGTTCTTATAAAACGTGTTGAGCGAAAGCGAAAACACAGTTGAACTTTGTTCAACTCATAATTAATAAATACATTATGAAACTGGAACAGATCTAAATGAAAATCCTTGAAGTATTAGAAAACAAAAAACAGATATCTACTCAAAAAATAAAATTGATAGAATCTACTCCTGATCTTACTAAGAGAACTTTTCCTGTTGGGTCTTTGTTTCCATTAAATTCCAATATGACTGCATGGGGTATTGGTCTCGATAGTACTGACGATATCATTGAGTTTGACAGCAAGGCTTCAGCTGAAAAGTTTCTTTCAGATGCTGGCGATGATGCTAGAGATGCTTCCAAGCTGAGATCATTAGCTAGAAGTGCAGGCGGCACTATTAAAGATATTTCTGGATTATCTCAACGGTTAGGAAGTTTAGCACAACGTGCATCATTTGGGACTTTTGCAGCGTTAGAAGCTATTAAGACTAGCAACAAGTTTGTAGGTCCAACTTTGGCCAAAGTGTTAACATCACCTTGGTGGAGAGGGTTTGGAAAAATAGTTGCTGCTGTTGGAACTCCTGCAATGATTGTTTGGACCAATGTAGGAATAATCAACGAACTAGAGCAAGAAGCACAGTCAGACTCTAACAAGGCCGAAGATAATAAAGAACTAAGAGATATTATAATTGCTCAGACCGGTGCTCAAATATTGTTTTATCTAATATTTGTATTTAGAAATGCTTCTTTACTCAACAAAGCACTTAGAGCTATCAAGTGGACTGTAAGAGCAGCATTAGGAGCAACAGCAGTAACTGGCGTAGGTACAATACCGGGTGTACTAGGACTTCTTGTTACTGAAGCAGGATGGTTGATTGCAGGATTTATAATATCTAGTCCAGCAGTGCAAAGAGCCTTAGCTGAATACATTCAAGGCAGTATGATGGCAGTGTTTTTTGAAGGTGCTGGACAACTGATATCTGGTGCTGCAACAGTATTAGATTCTGCGTTGGATGGAAGATTTGGTTCAGGGGCTTTGAGAAGAGGACTCGGATGGGACAACCAAGAAGCAGAAGCAGCACCAGAAGGTGAAATGACAACCAACAGTGAATGGGCCAAGTTGGTATTCCATGGACTGTTGTTTCCTCCAGGCAAAGAACAAATGTTGGTTCCTTACATCAATCCTGAACAGCGTGGACGTCTGTTGAATCAAGCACTTGGATTAGACGTAGTCAATGATCAACAGCCTGCTGATAATGAACAGCCTGAACAGCCTGAACAACAATTAAATTAATGGCATTTTTGAATTTTTAGTATTTTCGATATTGTCTTTGACAATACGTTGCATAATGTCGTGATCTTCTAAATCTGTGTCATTTAACAATGTGTCGTAACTTACTCCACCACGCATATACCAACTGAAACGATACAACATATCTTTGGTTTGTTTGACTTCGTTTTCGTATTCCTCGGCTAGTAAGTTAATTTCTTCGTCTGATAATCCTACTAGCCTAGACCGAAAAAATCTGACTGATCCAAACTAACAGCTATTTTATGTTCCTTTGCACATTCATCATTGCCGCACTGTACTATTTGAGTAGGTGTTCGCCATTTCTTACTGTTGGTTTCAAGATGACTTTTTACAGCTTTAAACATCCAAACATCAGACCCGCTCATAAACTCCATAATCTCGGATCTATCAGTTTCTCGTTCGCCGTCTACTTCAACATACTCAATACTATCAAATACAATCTTGATTCCTTCTTCGGCAATCTGTGTCAACAGTTGATCAACGAAAGCATTCTTTTGTTCTTCGTCTTCGATTTTGTCTGCTTGTAATGTAATAGCTCTTTGCAATGTCACAGACTTTTTTTGATTTTCTGTTAGCTCTCTATAACTCAGTGGCTTGGTTTTGATTGTAAACTTGTCCAAGTTAATAGTGTCTTTGTATTCGCATGTAGTATAAAAGTTAAGCAAGTTTTGCAAATCAATTTCGTAGTTGTTTGATTCTTTGCAATGAGGACATGTTGACTGGACACTCATTCTTGATCCGTAGGTCGCCATTCGAATACCAATCAACAGTGTGTCAATGTCTATAGATGGAATACTCCACGGATCTACGATGCTGGGAATACAGTTTTGTATATTTTTTGCAGTAGCAACACCGTTGATTAGCGCATCAGGAGTTTTAAATAGTATTTCGTCAGATGCAGTCATACTGTACACAGCCAACTGAGTGTAAGTATTGTTTAGAACAGCACCAGGGGGCGAATACTTTCCTTGACTGGGTAAATCAATAAAGACCTTTGGTTGACGCTTGTACTTTTTAAGCGGGCTTTCTTTAGAAGTTTCCATAGTGTTTCCTCTAGATAAATACTATACCTAATATTTATTGGCTGAAAATTCGCGGAGCATTACTTTTGGCAGACGAAAGCACTATTTTAAAAGACCTACAAGGCGTTGGTAGTCTATTTGGAAAAGAGATGAAAGCTGCTGGCAGTGCTGGTATAGCAATGGCCGGAGAGCTTTTAACTGCTAATCAAAGTTTAAGTGCATACACTAGCGCACTAGACGGCAACTCAAAAATATTAGGCAGTTTTGGCAAAGTAATCAACGGATTAACCAAGTTTGCTGAAGAAAGCCTGCAAGAATACCAAACACTCAGCGGCATTGGTGCAACCTTTGGCAAAGAAATGTCAAACATCAAAATCAGCGCTGCCGAAATGGGCATGAGTGTCAAAGACATGACAGACATGATCATGAAGAACACAGACTCTTTGAGAACGTTTGGTGGGACCACAGATTTAGCTATCAGTAGATTTACTAGGTTTAGTAAAGCTGTGCTTGATAGCGATGCAGGAACTGAGTTGCGTAGATTAGGATACACAGCATCAGACATCAACGAAACACTGTTGACCTACAATGAACTTGCTCAACAAGATGGTCTCAATAGAAATCGTAGCACTGCTGAACAAGTAGCCAGTGCTAGAGACTTTGCATTAGAACTTGATGGACTTGCCAAACTGACTGGCAAACAAAGAAAAGAACTTGCCGACGAAATGAAATCAAGAAGACGCGAAGGCGATGTGCAAGCTTTTCTGATGGGACAAAGTGCTGAAACTCAAGAACAGTTTATGATGGCAACCCAAAAAATCAAAGATACTATGGGTCCTCAGTTTGAAGCACTGTTCCAAGACTTAATGATACGTGGTGCTCCGATCACAGAAGAAACTAGAAATGCGTTTATTGCTCTTGGAGGAAGTGCTGACGAGTTTGAAGCAACTGTATCTTCGTTTAAGCAAGGCATGAACACCGGTGAGTTTGACAACTTTAATGATACACTAACTGGAGCACAAGGTGCATTCCTTGATAACTTGAAAACAGACGAAGCTAGAACAATGGCGATGCAAAGCGGTCTAAGTGGTGTTGCTGATGCTATGGCTAATGCTTATTCAAGCAGTTATGACTTTGCTAATGCAGTTGATGCTAGCACCGAAAGTCAAGAAAACGCCCAACAAACCATACAAAGACTTCAGCAACAAATATCTGAAGAGCAACTTGTTCAAATGCAAACCAGTGGTGGGATGATGGATAAGACTATCCAGATGCAGGAATCGCTGAGAGAGTTTACTATTGCTGCCACTACAGAAGTGTTGCCAAGACTGGAATCAATGGCAGTTAAAGGCATTGACATGTTCTTAGAAAAGCTTCCACCAGCTGATCAAATAGCTGCTCAACTAGGCGAAGGGGTTAGCGGGTTGCTTGATAGAATAGATCAACGTACTAGCCAGCCTTATAACATTGACCTCAACAATACTCCTACAGCTGGTGATAATCAAGTAACTGGTGCTATAGCAGAACAAGCTGCTTCAATGGGTGCATCATTGGAAAACTCAGTAGAAACAAGTGCTGCTCTAGCAACATCGATTGCTGAAAACGAACAAGAAATAGCAAATGCACAACAAGAGATAGCATCTGCTCAAGCTGATTTAGGTGATTTAACAAATCAAGGATTTAATGACTTAGATCCTCCAATGAGAGCAGCTCAAGAAAGACTAGTAGAAGCAGAATCAAACCTAGCAACCGCAGTTGCTGAATCTGAAGAGCTTCAACTTACAGCAGCTAACGAAAGAGCAAATGAACTAGCAACTGCAATAGCTGAATCTGAACAAAATGTAAATACAGCAGACGAAGAAAGAGCTGCTACGTTAGCAAAAGCAGTTGAAGATGCTCAAGCCAATCTCGAAGCTGCTATTTCAGCAGGCGATGATAGTATCTTATCAGCAATGAGCAAACTTAATCGTGCTACAGCGTTGGCAAACAAATCAAATATTCCTACAAATCAATCAGGTGCAACTGATTGGAGATACATGCCAAGAATGGCCAGAGGAGGCTCTCTAGATCCCAACGAAGTAGCTTTAGTAGGAGAAAGCGGCGCAGAGTTTGTTAGAGGACCAGGCGAAGTAACTAGTGCTAGAGAAAGTATGGGAGTTATGCAAAATCTCATCAAAGGCATCAAAACCCTTGAAGAATCTGTTCAAACTCAAACCGCAAACACTGAAAACAGCATAAGTAGTAGTAATAATAGTAATAATAATAGTAACCTAGAACCGAAGTTTGATGCCATGATAGGATTGTTGTCTCAACTGGTTAGTGTTGAATCAAATGCAGCAAGCACAGCACAAAGAACTTACAAAGCAACCAAAGGGCTACAAGGAAACATGTTAAAAGGATTAGGCGTATGAGTTGGAAAAAATATTTCACTCCAGTTCCAACAGCGGACAACAGAAATGGAAGTTATTCACCTTTCAGTATGAGAGGAACAGGTAGTGTTGGTCCAGCAGCAGCAAACTATAGCAGTCACTTGCCAGATGTTTATGTAGGATCGCCTAATCGTATTGAACGTTATAATCAGTACAATACAATGGACAGTGATAGTGAAGTTAATGCTGCACTTGATATCCTTGGCGAGTTTACTACACAGAAAAACAAACAAAACGATACGCACTTTAGTTTAGACTTCAAAGGGGATCCTACTAACAGCGAAGTTCAAGTTATTGGCCAGTATTTGCAGCAATGGTGCAAACTAAATCAGTTTGAAACACGCATGTTCCGTATGATGAGAAATGTGTTCAAGTATGGAGATCAGTTTTTTATTAGAGATCCCGAAACACAGAAGTGGTTCCATGTTGATCCTAGTCAAATAACAAAAGTTATTGTCAACGAAAGCGAAGGCAAGCGTCCTGAGCAGTATGTTGTTAAAAATCTAAACTTTGCATTCGGGGCTCTTGAAGCAACACCGTTGAATACTCAAAATAGCTATGGCCCAGGTGGCACAAATGGTTATCAAACAGTCAAACAACAAGGTATGACTGGTAATCATACTCCTAGCGGCAACACAAGTAGATTTGCACAAGAACAAGACGAAACTTATGTAGATGCTCAGCATGTAGTTCATATTAGTATGAGCGAAGGGCTGGATCAAAACTATCCTTTTGGCAATAGTTTGCTTGAAAGTATTTTCAAAGTTTACAAACAAAAAGAGCTACTTGAAGATGCTATTATCATTTATCGTGTACAACGTGCGCCGGAGCGCAGAGTATTCTACGTTGATGTAGGCAACATGCCATCACACCTTGCTATGCAGTTTGTTGAGCGTGTTAAAACTGAAATTCACCAAAGACGTATTCCAAGCAAAACCGGCGGCGGCACCAATGTTATTGACAGTAGTTATAACCCTCTATCAATCAACGAAGATTACTTCTTCCCACAAACTGCTGAAGGACGTGGATCAAAAGTTGAAACACTTCCAGGTGGTGCAAATCTAGGAGAAATTGACGATCTTAGATACTTTACAAACAAACTTGTTAGAGGTCTTCGTATTCCTAGCTCATACCTACCGACAGGTGCTGACGATGGTGCATCGCAATACAATGATGGTAGAGTGGGTACAGCTTACATTCAAGAGTTGAGATTCAATAACTACTGCCAACGTTTGCAAAGTATGGTAGAAGAAGTTTTCAATAGAGAGTTTAAACTTTATTTAGAAAGCAAAGGTGCAAACATTGATTTTGCAATGTTTGATTTAAAACTTACACCACCGCAAAACTTTGCTGCTTATAGACAAGCAGAACTAGACAACAACCGCATTGGCACATTTGGACAAATGGCTGCTGTTCCGTATATTTCAAATCGTTTTGCTATGAAACGCTTCTTAGGATTGAGCGATGAAGAGATTGCAGAAAACGAACGTCTCTGGAGAGAAGAAAACGACGAAAATATCGAAGAGCTAGTAAGCGACGATCTTGGCGGCGAAATGCGTATGGCAGGAATGAGCGGCGCTGATATGGCAAGCGATTTAGGAGGATTAGAATCCGAACTTGATGGCGGCGTTGGCGGTATTGACGGCGGCACTGGTGAAGAGCCAACTACAAACACCGAAGCTGACATTGATGCAGCACCGGGACCAGAAACATCTCAAACGATATAAATAACATTATGATACTTAGAGAACTATATTACTTTGATGATAAAACAATGGAACCGGTTGAAGACAACCGTTACGAACCTGCAGACGACAAGTCAATAATCAAGGTAGACGACACGAGAAAAACTCGTTTGACTTTAAAAGATATCAACAAAGCCAGGAAGGCTAGTGATGTTCACAAAGAAGATGCTGCTAAAGAGTTAAACTTTGTTAGACAGATGTATGGATTAGCAGCACAAGCAGCAGCCGGCGGAGTTTAATGTCTAAAAAAATAGCGTTTGTTCTTGGCAACGGCATTAGTCGTAAACATATTAACTTAAACAAACTTAAAGAACACGGAAGTGTTTATGGATGCAATGCGTTGTACAGAGAGTTTGCACCAGATCATTTAGTATGTGTAGATACTAAAATGGTTATTGAAATCAAAGACTCTGGATACAATAAAACATATAGCGTTTGGAGCAATCCAAACAAGTTAACTAGAAACACACCTGATATTAATATAATAGATCCTAACAAAGGTTGGAGTAGCGGACCTACTGCTATGCTTTTAGCAAGCCAACACGGACATCAAGAAATATATGTTTTAGGTTTTGACTATGTAGGATTAGGCGAAAATGTCAATAACATATACGCTGGTACAAAAAACTACAAGAGAAAAGAAGACCGGGCAACCTATTATGGAAACTGGACAAGGCAAACTATGATGTGTTCAAATATGTTTCCAAGGACTAAATATGTTCGTATAATACCAAAAGAAGATTTTTTTATACCAGATTATTTGAAAGGTTTACAAAATTTCTCGCACGAAACCACTGAACTTTTCCAAAAAAAGTTCAATTAAAAACTGTATGATATTAAAACATGCAGTTTTGACCCCATTTTAAGCGTATATTTTCTATAAAGTGTAAATATAATAGACAGCCTTGAACAAGATCAAAAGGAGATAAACAATGGCAAATAAGAATAAGTTTGAAGAGATGCTAGAGCGTCTCGTAAACGAAGATCGTAATGGCGCAGAAGAGCTATTCCACGAAATCGTAGTAGAAGCATCACGTGATATTTATGAGCAACTTCTATCAGAAGAAGCTGATGAAGAAGTAGATGAAGCAACAGATGAAGACCTAGATGAATCAGATGATGAGCTTGACGAATCAGATGACGAAGATCTAGATGAATCAGATGACGAAGATTTAGATGAATCAGATGACGAAGACCTAGACGAAGGTTTCTTTGGTGAAGGCGACCCAGTAGATGATATAATGGGTGATGTCGAAATGCCAGCAGACGACGAAGGCGGTATGGACATGGATATGGACATGGGCGGCGATGACGACATGGGCATGGACGGCGAAGAAGGCGATGTCGAAGATCGTGTAACTGATCTCGAAGATGAGCTAGAAGCACTCAAAGCAGAGTTTGAAGCTATGATGGGCGACGAAGCCGGCGGCGACGAAGGCGACATGGACATGGACGGTGACGAAGAAATGCCAATGGACATGGATTCAGAAGAAGGTGACGACGAAGAAGAAACCGAAGAAGCATTTGCTTTTGAAGCAGAAGATGAAGACGAAGACGAAGTTAGCGAAACAAGAACACCAAAGTCAAACACAGAAATGATGCGCGAGTACACAGATAAAGTTGCTCCAGCAAAGATGGGCGACAACGGTGCTAATGCAAAGTCAACAGTAGCTGGTAAAAATGATATGGGCGGAACAACTGCAAATATCCTACGCGGCGACACAGAAGCAGGTGTAGAAGCTAACAAAGGAAACCTTAAAGGTTCGGCACTAAGTGATCAGAATCCAAAGGATATGAATACCAAGAACGTAAATGTTCCTGGTGCAAAAGGGGCGACAAAAATGTCAAACCAACCTGGCCACGGCGCTGAGAAAAAGGGCAAGCCAGAGACTGCTGCTAGCAAAGGCAGCATGTTAAACGGTGCTCCAAAGAGAGCAAAGTAAGGACTAATTGATGAGCTATCTACGTGAACATTTGAGTTTCGACCAAGCTAAGATAGTAGTTGAGTCTGCTAACGAAGGCAAAGACCTTTTTATGAAAGGTATTTGCATACAGGGCGGCGTTAGAAACGCAAACCAACGTGTTTATCCCGTTAACGAGATTGGCAGGGCTGTCACCACGCTCAGCGAACAAATTAGCGGCGGATACTCTGTGTTAGGCGAAGTAGATCATCCAGACGGTCTTAACATTAACCTTGACCGCGTAAGCCATATGATCACAGAAATGTGGATGGATGGCCCAAACGGTTATGGAAAACTGAAGATACTACCAACTCCGATGGGACAACTAGTTAAAACAATGTTAGAAAGCAATGTTAAACTAGGTGTTTCATCGCGAGGTAGCGGTAACGTTATGGAAGACGGTAGTGGACAAGTATCAGATTTTGAAATTATAACAGTAGATGTAGTTGCCCAGCCAAGTGCTCCGGGCGCCTATCCAACACCAATTTACGAACACTTTATGAATACCAATGGTGGATATAAAGCGTTCCAAACAGCTAGGGAAGTACAAGGCGATAAAAAGGCACAAAAATACTTAAAAGAGAGTCTATTAAACATAATAGACAGGCTCCGATAACGAGGAGAACGAAATGTTAGAAGCACTCAAATCACTCTTCGAAAACTCAGCACTATCAGAAGAAGTGCGTTCAGAACTAGAAGAAGCATGGAACGCTAAGGTGAAAGAAAATCGCCTTGCGGTAACATCGGAACTACGTGAAGAATTTGCTAAAAAGTACGAACATGATAAAACTACAATGGTAGAAGCTATTGATAGTCTTGTTACTGAGCGTTTGGCAGAAGAAATTGCAGAATTCCATGAAGACCGTAAGCAGCTTGCAGAAGCAAAAGCTAAATTTGCAGTTGCACAGCGTCAAAATGCCAATCTAATGAAAACTTTTGTTTCAGAAGCATTAGCCAAAGAAATCAAAGAACTACATTCAGATCAAAAAGCAATGGCAGACAAGTTTGTTGCACTTGAAGATTTTGTAGTAGAATCACTTGCTAAAGAACTAGCAGAGTTTTACGAAGACAAGAAAGATCTTGCCGAAACAAAAGTACGCTTAGTACGTGAAGGCAAAGCACATGTTGATAGAGTCAAAAAAGACTTTATTACAAAATCTGCTGCATTAGTATCAGAAACAGTGTCAAAAGGACTTACAAAAGAAATTTCAGCACTTAAAGAAGATATTGAAGCAGCAAGAAAAAGCGACTTTGGTCGCAAACTATTTGAAGCATTTGCAAACGAATACCAAAACTCTTATCACAATGATAAGACTGAGGCAGCAAAACTTCTTAAAGTTGTAGATGTTAAAGATCGTCAACTAGCAGAAGCTAAAACAGCAGCAGCAAAAGCTATCAAACTTGCAGAAGCAAAGGCAAACGAGGTCAAAATGATCAACGAGTCAGTTTCACGCAACGAAAAACTAAACAAGTTAGTTGCTCCATTGAGCAAAGAACAACAAAATATTATGACAGACTTACTAGAATCAGTTCAAACTTCAAAGTTACAAACTGCATTCGACAAATACCTACCAGCGGTTATTGACGGTTCAGGTAAAGTAAAACAAAAGGCTGTCCTATCAGAGGCAACAGAAATTACAGGCAACAGAACAAACAATGACGTTAAACAAGCAGGCGAAGACAACAATGTTGTAGATCTAAAACGCCTTGCTGGATTGAGTTAAGGAGAAACCAATGTCAGAACTATTAGAGAGCCGTTGGAATGATACCAAGTCAGCACTTCTTGAAGGCCTAGGAGGCAATAAGAAATCTGTAATGGCAGCTACTCTTGAGAATACACGCAAGTATCTCGCAGAGACTGCAACAGCAGGTGCTACTTCAGCTGGTAACATCGCAACATTAAATCGTGTAATCCTTCCAGTGATTAGACGTGTTATGCCAACAGTCATAGCAAACGAACTAGTCGGCGTTCAGCCGATGACAGGACCAGTAGGTCAGATTCACACACTACGTGTTCGCTACAGCGACACAGCAGGTAGTGGTGCATCAGGCGCAGTTGCTGGTGAAGAAGCACTAAGTCCATTTAAGATTGCTGAAGCATACAGTGGTAACACTACAACTGCTAAAGCAGATGCTACAGCAGCACTTGAAGGCGCAGCGGGTAACCGTTTGTCAATTCAGATCTTAAAGCAAACTGTTGAAGCTAAAACACGTAAGCTATCAGCACGTTGGACATTCGAAGCCGCGCAAGACGCACAGTCACAGCACGGTATCGACGTAGAAGCAGAAATCATGGCAGCTCTTGCACAAGAGATTACTGCTGAGATCGACCAAG